AAAGTCTCTACCGAACTTGTACTTCCAGTACGGTTCCTTTGGGTCTTCAGAGTAGTTCTCTAAAGACTGTGTTGTTACATAAAAAGTAGACATAGCGTCCTCCTATATTTGAAGCAAAATTACTTCGCATTAGACTCTTCCTTAAGGAGCCTAATACGTAACAATTTACCTATCCAGTATAACGTCCGCTACCATTGTGCAAACAGCAACTTCCTCTTGAGCTGGAACCTCAGAAGAGTTAGCAACATCTTTAGACCATTCTCCATCGATGTAGTAACCCCATGACCAAGAGAAGCTATCTCCATAGACTAGCTGAGCATAGTTTGATGTACTATTCAAACTAGTCCTAGTAGCGACATAGATGCCAGGATCTTCTTCTACTTCTTTAGAAGTGACATCTAGCTTCCTAACGGCTAGTGTGGTGTACTCAGCAAACAATCTAAGCACAGCTAAGTCAGCTTTTAACTTGACGAAGTTATGCTTGTCCCTGAAGCTTTGCTCCATAGTGACTACTAACTCTGCAATCTGGTTAGAGAACCTACCTGATATAGTATCAGAAGGACTCGGACCCTCTTGTTGAACGTTAGCGTTCACTCGACCTAGTGCCATAATTAAAGACACCTCTTCCACTTTATCGACTGTGGGCTTGTCAGTTGTGGTTTTCATACCTATAAATACTCTCAAAAGAAAGCACTTATAGGTATGCTATCCGAAGATAGCAGTACCAAGTAATAGTTACACTACACGAGCCTCCCACCACTCTTTAGTCTCAGCATCAACCAGCTCGTGTATGATATCCTCATCACAACGTAACGCACAGAACCAATGAGAGACACGGTTGTTACCAGCAACCCCAAGAACAACAGGAAGCTCATGACGAACTACACGACGCAAGACGTCAGTAAGCGCAGCACGCTCACCATCATTGGCCAACCCGTCATAACGACAAACAGGCGTATCACCAGAAGACAGGTGTAGACGAACAGACCTAGAAGAAGCCAACCACTCGTAAGACAAGATGCGAACAGGCTTAGACCAAGCCAACCAAGACGCAGGTGAAGGACGAGACACATCGAACGCAGATGGAACAAAAGATAAAGACAACATAACAACACTCCAAGTAAGAACGACAAGCGACCGAGAACACAGGGCACAAGCCGAACGGAGACGGAACGACACAAACGAGCGCCCCAAAGCAGGACGAACGCGGACGAACCGAGACCCAACGAGCCGACCGACACGAAGGGGGGCCAGGAAACCCACGAGGGTACCCGAACACCAAAAATATACACATGTAATGCACAGAGGCACCGAGATGATTGAAGAAGAGTTGGCCAAACTCTCCAAGGGAGAGCTAAGAGAATACCTAGAGCTACAAGAAGCTTTAGCAAAGAAAAAGAAGTGGAATCATTGGAAAAAGAATCCTAAAGATTTCATAGAAGAATGTTTAAAGATATACCCTAAAGATACTACATTAGGCTTAATTCCGTTAAAAGTTAATTCCGCTCAGATCTTAATTATTAATGAATTTAATAGGCAGATGATGGGAGACAGTAAGTCTCCTAAGAGCGATAGCTCGAATGGTAGAGGGTATGTACGAATGATTATTTCAAAATATAGACAAGCAGGATTTAGTACAATTTCTTCTGCCCTTATTTTTTGGAGAGCATTGTTCTATGGGAATACTAAAGCTGTAATTATTTCATTAGATAGACCTACTACTGAAAGTATTTTTAGTATGAGTCAGACGTTTTGGGAGGAATTACCTGAGGGTATTAAACCTGAGTTAGATAAGTCTAATATTAGGGAGATGGGTTTTCAGAGTAACAATAGTAAGTATAGAGTATTTACTGCTGGTGCTGATAATCCAGGTAGGGGTACTACAAATAATGCTCTTTTATGTGATGAAGCTGCATTTTTTCAGAGTGGTGAGAAAGTATTAGCTGGTTTATTCCAGTCTATTTCTTTGACTAAAGGTAGTATTATTATCATTAATAGTACTTCTAATGGTGCTCAAGGTGCTTATTATGACTTATGGATTAAGGCTGAGAAGAAAGAAGGATATTTTATTCCGTTATTTGTTCCTTGGTTTTTACAGGATGAGTATCGTATGGAAGCCCCTGAGGGGTTTGAGAGAGATACTGAAGAAGAGAGATTAGTAGAGAAATATTCTTTAGATAACAATCAGTTATTCTGGAGGAGAATTAAGATATCAGAGACTTCTACTCAGTTATTTAAGCAGGAGTATCCTTTTACCGCTCAAGAGAGTTTCATTCAGAGTGGTAGAGGTGTATTTGATGCGGAAGCATTAAGTAAGTATGTACCTGAAGATCCTGAAAGTATTAGAGAGTATTCAGAGAGTAATGCTATCTTTGACCTTGATAAAGAAGGAGCGCTTAGTGTATGGAAATCTCCTAATATGGAGACTAAGTATATTATTGGGGCTGACGTAGCTCAAGGTGTTGGTGGCGACTATAGTTGTGCAGTAGTAATGACCTCTGAAAGAGAGGTAGTAGCTCTATACAGAAATAATCGGATTGATCCTAGTAGGTTTGGTCAGGTATTATTCTACTTAGGCAGATGGTATAACAACTGTCTTCTCTCTTGTGAGAGTAACTCTATCGGTATTGCTACTTTACAACAGTTACACTATATGAGTTATCCTAATATTTACAGACAGAAGAAGACAGCTAATGCACAGTTAGATATTATTAATACTTTAGGTTTTAAGACTACAGTAAGTACTAAGGCACCTATCATTTCTAATCTACAGAATATGGTTAAGGACTTTGACATTAATATTCCTTCTTTAGTTATTCTTAATGAATTAAAGGATTATGTAGTACACGAGACACTATCAGGCGGTACTAAGATGGGAGCAGCAGTAGGAAAGAATGACGATACCGTTATGGCTTTAGCTATTTGTTGTGAGGCTTTTAGGACTGATGGGGATAGATTAACATTAAACCGATTTAGTTGGAGTGAGACGAACCAATCGTCTTATGTTCAAGATACTAATTGGTTGTAACAGAGCGAAGCGATGCTAAGAAGTTGACGCTTCGCCATTAACAGAGAGAGCGAATGAGCAAGCAGGATATAGAGAAGGTCGATGACGACCAGTTGATCCACTCGATTGACAAATATATAAAGAACTCCGATGGAGGTTACACAGGTAATTCAGATGTCTCTAAGAGACGTGAGAATTCTATTTATGAGATGAGTTTAGAGCCTAGGGGCGATTTAGCACCACAAGGTGTATCTAAGATTGTTTCATCAGATTCAGCAGAGATTGCAGAGGGGTATACTGCTTTAATTACTAAGCTTTTACTTGACAATAATAAGTTAGCTATGTTTGTACCCTATGATGACTCTATTGCTGCTACTAAGAGAGCTCAAACAGCTTCTTCAGTGGTTAATTACTGTCTATTTAATTCTAATTCTGATGGTTGGAGTAAGTTATCCACATGGATGAAGAGTGCAGTAGTACTAGGTAATAGTGTTATTACTTGGGGTTGGGAAGAAGACTTTGATTATGAAGTTGAAGAGTATGACTCTATTGATGAGGTATCTCTTGACCAATTATTAGCAGACCCTGACTTAGAGATTGTAGGTACACTACAACTTAATGAAGAAATTACTTTATTAGGCACAGGTGTAATTACTTACACTGATGTACGCTTAAGACGTAAGATTGATAAGTCTGGTGTTAAGATTAAGAACATTCCACCTGAGTCTTTTATCATTGATCGCTCTGCTACATCTATTACTGATGCTAGGTTTGTAGCTATCATAAACGATATGACTCGTTCTGATATTAGAAAGATGTGGCCTGATTATAAGGGCGATATTGCTGACTTAGGTGAAGAAATGGCTTGGTCAGAGTTCAATATCGAGAACTTTGCTAGAAAAGATGCCGCAGGTATCAGAACTTGGGATATTAATTCTGATACTGAAGAAGAAGAAGCTAATATTGAGGTAACTGTAGTAGAATGTTGGGTTAGAACAGATAGAGATGGTGATGGTATAGCAGAACTTAAGCATGTAATCAAAGCTGGTGATGTTATTCTACAAGAGGATGATGTTTCTTACATTCCACTAGCTATGCTTAACCCTATTGAGATTCCTCATGAGTTTTATGGTCTATCTTTATTAGATATGGCACGTAGTCAGACACAAGCGACTACTGCTATCCTGAGGGGCTTCGTAGAGAACGTTTACTTCGGTAACTACGGTAGAACTTTAGCAGATCCTAATGTAGTAGACTTTGCTGCCTTACAGAACCCGATGCCTAAGCAAATTATTGCTACTAATGGTAATCCTGCAGCAGCTACAATGCAATTACAACCTGAACCTATCTCTCCTGGTACCGCTGGTATGCTAGAGTTCTTAGGTTTACAAAAAGAACAATCAACTGGTCTTACAAAGACTGCTATGGGCTTAAATGATACATTATATGTGTCAGGTAACTCAGAACAGAAGATGGCTGGTGCTCAAAACGCTGCACAAGTGCGTGTTGAACACATTGCTAGACGATTTGTAGAATCAGGGATTAAAGACCTCTGTCGTGGTATCTTAAGGGAGATGAAGAGTAATCTTAAGAACCCTCTTAGATACAAAAATGGGAAGGGTTACGCTTCTATCACATCTGAAGAGTTGCAGTTGATGCCGTCAAATATGGATTTAGATATTCAGGCCAACTTAGGTGAAAACTCTAATATGAATGTGGGTGTGAAGCTTAATCAACTTGCAGAATTGTTGCCTATGATGGCACAAGACCCGACTGCGGCAGCCTACATCAACCCTATGGCTTCTTTTAATCTGGCAGCAGATATAATTGAGAACATGGGAATGGACCCTACAAGGTTCCTAGTTGATCCTGAAGATGCAGCTGGTCAACAGCAGATTCAACAGAAACAAGAGCAAGATAATCAAAAAGTAGAACAAGCTAAAGACCTTGAAATGCAAAACCAACAATCGATTATCGAAACTTCTAAGGCTAATATTGGTCTTATTAAAGCAGAAATTGACAATAAAAAGATTGATAATAAGAGACAGCTGTTACAAGCTGAAGATGAGTCTAATCGTAAGTGGGCTGAGATTGCTGTTAAGGCTATGGATACTGAAGGAGCTAAGATTCCTCAACAAGTGCCTGTAGATTTCCAGAGCTTATACCAAGATACAGAGCAACAAGAGCAAGAAGAAGCGGAGATCCAACAGCAAGGAGAGCAATTAGCTCAAGCTGCTATGGAGAACCCAGAACAAGCTATGCAGATGGCACAGCAAGCTGGAATTGATCCATCAATGTTGATGGGTGAACAACAATAAGATGAGAGACGATAGATGACACAAAAATACAACAGACACCCTAGTCATAAGATAGGGAGTGATGGTAAACCAAAGAAAGTATCTGTATATGATGATGCCCAGAGAACCTTAAGTAAAGGTTATCAATGTGAAGAGCTGAAAGATACTATGACTATGGTGACTGAGGATATTCTCAATAACTTGTTTAGAGATTGGTTACTTACCAAACACTTTGAAACAGAGCGTAGAGAATTTCTTTATAAGTTAGCGATTAGTCAGGGGGCAGTAATAAGAAATATCGAGAATGCTATTACTGCTAAAAATAATAAATCTCGAGAAATGAAGGATGATGAATGATGATTGAAAAAGCAATAAAAAACTTAGATAATAATATTGATGCACAAATTAATGTATTATCTACTGGTAGGAACTTAGCTGTTAATGCTGCTGGTTTTTGTGAGCTAGTTAAGGCTAGGGAGATACTATTAGGTATGAATTTGCAAACTAAGGTTAGCCCAGCGAAGAAAGAGGTTACGCAAGAGGGTTCACTTACATGTGAGCATTGCGGTCAAACTGGGTTAACAAAGTTAACTTATGGTAGATGGCACGGTGATAAATGTAAAGGTAAGAAATAAGAGGTTCTATTTAAGAACTATTTGATGATTGATTGAGAGGGTTTAAATAGACCCTCCTATAATAGGAGACTATATGTCAGAACAAAAAAGCGAAGCTACCCAAACGGATGAGTCGCAAGTTTCAGACTTTGACTTTGACGCTTTGGCGGATGATGTTTTAGGCTTAGAGCCTGAGACAGCTACCCAAGATGGTGAAGAAGACACAGAAGAACTCGTAGACGATGATCCCATTGTCGAAGAGGACGCTGAAGAAGTTGGTGAAGTAGAAGAAGGTGAAGAAGAGGAAGAAGTAGAAGATGAGGATGAGTCTGAGGACGCTACCCAAGAAGAAGATACTGACGAATTGGATGATAGTGAGATCGATATGGACTTTTCTGTTCCCGTTAAAATTGACGGTGAGAACAGTACTGTTACCATGGAAGAGCTTATTACTAATTACCAGACTAAACAACATCAGTCAAAGAAAGGGGATGAACTTGCGAAACAGACTAAAGAATTAGCAGATGCTAAGGAAGAGTCTATGATGTACGCTAACATCAACGCACAGTTACTAGGTAATGAAGACGAGAAGGATTTAAATATTCTTAAAGGTCTGCAAGAGAAAGTCGATAAGGCTTACGATGAAGATGATTACGATGCTGGAAAACTGAATCGTCAGTTAGATAAGGCAAAAGAAGAATATTCTAAACGTAAAGGCAATAGAGACTCTATCATGCAGACTATGGGTAACAAGATGCAGGGGCAGCAAGTAGAAGCATTCAATCAACAGGTTGAATCTTTTAAGACTGAAATCCCTAATCTAGTCCCAGACTGGTCTGAAGAGGTCGCACTAAAGAATAGAGAGTTTGCATTAAGCTTAGGCTTAGGTGAACAACTCGTTGATTCTATAGTGGATCCTACCGTAGTAGCTGTGATTGATGGTTATCGTAGACTCAAGGAAAGTACAAGTAAGGGGGCAATTAAACGAAAGAAAGTTGCAGTCAAACGAGTACCAACTAAGAAGCCTGTTTCTAAATCAAATAAAAAATCTAACAGGATAGATCAATCCAGACAAAGGGTTAGTAAGGGTAAGGGAACGGAGAATGATAATAAAATTCTCTTTGACAATGCCATTGACTCTATGTTTGAGTGATTTTCCTGAAATTATAGGAATAAATAAAAATGGCTACATATTTTAAAACCAGTGGTTCAGGCACCACACAAGGCGGTCAGAAAGAAGACTTAGCGAATTACATCTCTAATATCTCTCGTGACTTAACTCCATTCTTATCATCTATTGGTAAGGGTAAAGCATCAGCCACTCTACATGAGTGGTCTACTGATACTTTACAAACTCCTGCGTTAAACGCTAACATTGAAGGATCAACTTTCAATGCTGACGACTCTCCAGTAGTTGCACGTTTGACTAACAAGACCCAGATCTTTACTAAGGGTATCCAGGTTTCTGGTACTTTAGAGGCTGTTGATAAGGCTGGTCGTAAGTCTGAATTCAAGTATCAAACTGAGAAGCGTGGTAAAGAAATGATGCGTGACGTAGAGAAGACTTTAATCTCTACTCAGCTTGCTGGTACTGCTGGTTCTACTTCAGGTAGAGTTATCTCTGGTGCTCGCACTATGGGTGGTTACTTAGCTTACACTACTGCATCTATCCAAGCAGGTACTGCTGCTGCTCCTACTGGTGCTGGTTCTAAGACTGGTTTAGGTAACGGTACTGATGTACCTACTAAGGCTACTGCTGTAACAGCTGCTAACTTCTCCCTAGCTGATATCAACGAATGTCTTCGTGGTATTAACGGTGAGACTACTGCTGCACCTTCTAAGGTGATGATGTCTACTGCACAGAAAGTTAAGTTCTCGGACTTACTTACTGGTACTAGTAATGTTAGACGTAACATCGATGAGAAAGGTAAGTTACGCCAATCAGTTGACTTGTATGAGTCTGACTTTGGTGATGTTGAATTAGTACATAACTACTTGATGGCTGATACCTCAATCTTTATCTACGATCCTTCAACATTGTCTTGTAATACTTTACGTCCAATTCAGTTCTCTGACATTGCACAAGATGGTGACTCTCTACGTTCTTACATGGTCCAAGAGATTACTTTCGAGGCTAAGTCTCCGACTGGTAATGGTTGTATTATTGGCGCTGCTGTAGTATAGTAGTTAACCAAAGTTGATTTTAAGCTTCTCCCTAGTATTAATAGGGGAGGGGCTTATTATTAATAGGTTTTTAAGAAAAGAATCTATTAATAATGAAATGAGATGAGAGAATATGATGAATGAAAATTTATTTAAAGGGTACAACGTAAACATTGATAAGAGTGGTATTGGGGTAACTCAAGATATTTCAGGACATTTAGCTTATGCTAAGTCTCTTAGAGAAGAAAATAGAACACACAATAGGTATGCTAAGAAAGCAGATACAGGTTTTAAACCTTTCTGTAATGTACCAGATACAGTTGCATTAGATGTTATGACAAAGTATGGAATTAATATTCACGATGAGAATATTCAACCTGAAGAAATGAGAAAGTTTAAACATATCATGAAGTTTAAATATCCTCATCTTATGTATTACTAACTAATTTAGGAGGCCTAAATGGCAACAATTACTAATCAAGCTACATTACGCACAGCAGTTGCGGATTGGCTAAATAGAACAGATTTAACTAATAGCCAGCTTGATCAGTTTATTGAAATGGGGGAGGCTATGATTTACGAATCATTAAGAGTCCCTACTCTAGAGAGGAAAGCCACTTATTCAGTTGCTAAGACAGACTCTAATATCACAGTGCCTAACGGTTACTTAGATATGATTGAGCTTAGACTACTAGGGGCAGGTACTTGTTCAGATACTGCTTATACTACTAGGGAAACTTGTACAGCAGGCGGTGGTACCTGGTCTGATAGTGATATGGGGGACGATATTGTCTACCGTAGAGTAGGTAATAGGACTTTTCACAATAACAAACCTAACTACGCTTTTGTTAGAGAGCTTACAGAGTTCTTACTAACTAATAAAGAAGGTAAGAGAGAAGCAGAAGGTGAATTCAATTTAACTTATCATTATGCAGAGCCTCCTATTGGAACTATCATTGGTGGTGTAGAAGTTAAACCTTATATTCTTGAAGAATATGAATTAATTCTTTATGGTGCATTAGCATTTGGTTCTACTTTCTTAGGTGATATGGAAGCAGAAGGTAGATTTATTGGGTTGGTAACTGATAAGATTCAATTACTAAACAGTAAAGCTGCTAGCGCAGAACTTAAGGGTGGCGATTATTCAGCCAACTTCTCAAGTAACTTAATTTAGGAGATATCATGGCTAGAAATACTTTTTATGAAGCTGATAAACAATACTACAATACCATTAGACTAGTCTCTGGCAACACTTTACCTGAACTTAACATCACGTTAAGAGATAGTAATACTGCCGCCCCAGGAGCGACTCTGGATGAGTCAGACCCTACTACTTGGAAGGTCATAGACTTAACCAGTGTATCTACAGTTAATATGAACTTTAGAAAGATTGGTTCTACAACTATTCACGAGACACTACCTTGTACTCCAGTATCTCCTCTCACTAATGGTGAGGTTATTATGCAATGGACTACTTCGTCATTGACAGGTGTAGCAGGCGAGTATGAAGGTGAAATCGTTATTACATATTCAAGTGGTAAGATTATTACAGTAAGAGACTTATTAAAGTTCGATATCAGAGCGGGGTTCTAATATGCCAGCAAGAGCAACGATTACCGTTGTTAGTGCAGTTGTGGATATGGGGCTTCCAACAGAAGCTACGGTTACTTCTAATTATATAGAAGTTGAAATTGTAGCTTACATTGACACCTCATCAGACAACCAATGGGTATATGATACTGTCCCATTAGGTGATGT